GAGGATGGTCGCATTGTTGAGCCCGCTCGATCCGCGCTGCCAACCGACCGCCGGATAGATGTCATAGGCGAACTCGCCGGTCGACGGGAGGAGATGGATTCCTATCAAGTTGACGGTAGCCATTAGCGCCCGCTGAGTCTCTTAAGTCCGAGCGCCGCGCCGTGCCGCACCGCCTGGTCGAGCGCCTTCGCCATGCCGGGACCGTTCTGACGCATCCACGCCGCCACGGACGGGCCGTCAATCGCGTTGACATGGAAATGGGTTGTCGGGTGGATGGCGACACTGCCTCCTCCCGCATTGCCGCCATTTGGGGCGTTCGTTAGCATGTCGCGCAACGCGCCGGCAGGCCCAGCGGGCATAATGAGCTCGTTCTGGTGAATCAGCGCCAGTTGGTCTCTCGGCACCCGCCACATGCCGATATCGGCCGACGCGACAGCGCCCGCCATGCCGGCAACCGTGGCCTGGGCTGCCGCGGCGGGGCCGGCCGCGAACGGGCCCAGGAGCGGCGACAAAAATCCGAACACCCCGGCGAATGTTTCCGCGGCTGAGGACAGGATCGATTGGACCATCGCCGCGCCCTGCGCGCCCAATGAGGCCGCGGCGCCACCCTGTTCCGCGCTCGTGCGTGCGGCGACGCCCGACGCGGTCGCAGCCGTCTTCATCGCCTCCGCCAGGGCGTAGCGCTCGACGGTCGTTTCGCACCACTCGATGAATTTGACCAGTAAATCCTGGAGCACGTTACCAAACGCCGTGTGCCAGGTGGTTGTCCCGGTCACGAGCCCGCGCAATTGGGAATTGAGCGCCTGTGTAATAGAATTGCCGAACGCCTGATAGTCGCGCTCCTGGTCCTGTAGGGCGGAACGGGTCAACGCAGCCATTTGATCGTCGCGGCGGCGGGTCGATTCGATGATCATGTCATCGACACGCTGTTTTGCCGCAAGCGATTGTTCGCCAACAGCCTCCTGCCTTTGCAGCGCGGCGAGCTCGGAAGCGTATTCTGCGTCGAGGGCCTGCTGCGAGAGGAAGACTTTTTGCTGCTGCGTGATTTCGAAAAAGCGCGCCTCCTCGGAATAGAGGGCGAGTTTCTGCTTCGTAGCGTCCGCTACGATCCTCAATTCTTCCGAGGTCGCGAGTTGCGCTGCCCTTGCCGCGTCGGCATAGGCCGCGTCGTCCCCCTGGCGCAACGCCGCCGCAGCGCGGGCGCTATCGGCGGCGAATGATTGCTGAAGCGATTGGGTCGCGGAGAGCGCGTCGCGATAGGGCGCCAGACGATCCGCGCTAAACGTCTGGGACGTAGCGGTCCCGAGCGAGGCCAGTTGCCGATTGATTTCGCCGAATGGCGCCGAAAAGGTCTGCAACGCGTCTTTCGCCTCGCCGACTTGGGAGACAAAATCGTTGGTTGAAGCGCTGAAGCTGACGGAGACATTTGCGTCGGCCATCGCTGATCCTTGACCTTAAGTGGGTTCGTCAGAGCGCGCCGCCTGGGAAGGCCGCCTTCAACTCTGCAATTGTCGGCTGGCGGGCCGGCGCCTCGTCCTCTGGCGAGCGATACCTGAGCGCGGCGGCGACAAGCCAGTGAACCGGAGGGTTGCGGCGCCATTCGGCCCGCAGCGCGAGAAATCGCGGCATGGTCAGCTGGTCGAGCGCTTCGTCCCAGCTCCAGCCGGTATTGGACACGACCTGGGCGATCAGGGCGTCGAAATCGACTTTCCCACGCTTTGCGACGCCTCCGACGTCGCGTGCGCAGGCGAAGCTTGATCCTCAATTCGGCCCGGGCGAAGCCCAGCCGCCTTGGCAACTGACGGAAAAGCCTGAATCAGTTCGCCGACTGAGAACGAAAGGTCCAGAAAGTTGGCGAACGAAAGCTCAGGCTCGACGAAAGAGACCGCCCGCCAGGTCGCTTCGGCGAGGCGATCGAACTGGGCCTCGTTGAGACGCGCGACGGATTCGCCGGACATCGAGGCGCCGCCGGCTGCGAGATAAACGTCGAATAGCGCCGGTTGGATAGCCTTGATCGCCCGAAAGGGCAGATGCGGGACCGACCAAGTCTTTCCGCCGAGCGATATGGCGAACGCCTCCTCGCTCATGCCGCATCTCCGAAGTTGAAAGTCATGACCTGACCGGCCGCGTTGGCGAACGCCTGGAACTCGAAATCTGGCTTGGCGAAGTCCTCGATATTGGTGTCGAACGAGAACTTACTGGCGACGCACTGGTTGAGCGTCACCGAGAACTGCGCGTTCGTCGTCGGGTCGGTCGCGAACAGAGTCGCCATGAAGGTCGACGTCGGCCCGATCAGCGGGTTTCCAATCGCGAGAGACTCGCCCTGCGACGAGCTCGTATAGGTGTAAGAAATCAGGACACCGGCGGCCTGATCACCCGTGGCGAAAGTGTAGACGCCAGTCGCGGTGTTGACAGCGTACTGGCCCGTCACCGGAGCTGAGGCGACAGCGATGAGCGGCAAGCCGGTCAAGGCGTAGACAACGCCCTGGTCGGCCGCAAAATGCGTCGCATTGCTGACGGTGATCGTGAAGGGGGACGACCCGGGAACGCTATGCACTTCGGCGAACTGCGAAATGGTTGAACCAGGGGTCGGAATCTGATTGTAGAACAGGCGACCAAGGGCTTGCCCGCTGAAGCGCGCCAGGGACGCCTTGCACGTGACCTTGCGCGTGCCGGATCCGACAGCGACCGGGAACGCATATTGGCCGTAGAGTTCCTTGACGCTGACCGATGTGTCGACGGTGACCTTCTGGACCAGCCCGAAGTTGATCGGGGTCGGTGTCGGGACGTTCAATGGCGTGCCGATCAGCACGCCCGAGCCGAATACGAACATGAGGGTGGACTCCGTTGGAGGATTGATGTGAGGAACGCGTCGCTGCCGACAGAAAGGCGCGACAGGTTCTCGTCAGATCGTCAGCGGGACGAGGGACGCCGCAGCTTCACGGTCCAACCAGTCGTACCGCAACCACCGCAAGACCGTCGCCGTCGAGGTCGCCTGTGTCTCGCACCGGCACGCCAGTGATCTTGCAGTCATATACGGCGCCGCTGAGGGTTTGGCGGCCGAGGCCGATGTTGGAGTCCGCGGGCGCAAGCGCCGCGTCGATCGCGTCAAGAGCGTTGTTGATCGCGATCGCTCCGGGGGTCGTCGGGTCACGCGCGTCGAAATAGAGGAAGAGCTTGGCTTCAAGCGTTCGCTTTGGCGTCGCGGGCGACGCCCATTGATAAGTTTCCGGGCCTGATTCGAGCTGGAAGAACGCCGGCCGCAGAGCGACTGGAACTTCGCTCCATAATTTCATACGCCGCGACGCGAGGCCCCAGGGATAAGCCGCGGAAATGGTGGCGAACAGTGCGGAGAAAGCCGCTTCGCGGGTCATGCGCTCTCCCATGCCTCGGCCGCGGCGCTGGCTAGCGTCGCCAGGATTTCGTCTTTCATGTCCTCGAGCGACGAGCGCAAATAGGATCGCTCCGGGATCACCGAGCCAGGATGTTCGATCCGACGCGCGAAGTGCTGACCGTCGCTAGCGACAAAAGCGAGCACGTCGCCCTTAACGGGCAGGATCTCGTGTGCACTCGTCTTGCCGCCGTACTCCTGAATCGCCGCATATTTCACGTCGCCTTCGGAGCCGACCGAAGCGAGAACGCCGTCGGAGTTGGCAGTTATGCTGGCTGCGATCGAGTCGCGGAGCGCGCCGGAACCTGTGTTCAACACGGTGCCGGAAAGCTTGTTGTCTTTGACGAGATCCGCGAGCGCCGCGGCGAGTTCGGCCGCCTTGGCGCCGAGCGCGGCTTGCAATGCGGCCGGATAGGCATCGAACCGCGCGCTTGTTTCGTCGAGACCCCGGACCTCGAGCGCGAACATCAGAGGATGACCCGCTTATAGGGTTGCAGCATCGCTTGGATCGGCGCCGACATTGGGCTCGTGTCGTAAGCGATTGTTTCCTGACCGCCTATCGACTTCGATTTGAGCCCGATGTGGTCGGCCGCGCGAAAACGCTCAGCCGCCAATTCAAGGGCCGCCTGCGCGATATCCTGCGGCACATAGCCGTAAGAGATGGACACCGATTGGCCGGCGTCGGCCGCAGAGAACGAGTAGGTTCCGGCGCTGACCACATATTGCCCGGCACCTGGCGAGGCTGAAACCGCCGCAAGAGGCGCACCGGTCGTGGCGTAAGTCACGCCGAGATCCGATCCCCACGGTCCATAGGGCGAAAACGTAGAGAGCTGGAGGGGAGCGGCTGTGGGAACGGCTTGCGCCTCGCTTTGAACCGCATATCCCGCGCTGTAGGACACAACGAGACTCTGTCGTCCCGACCGGTATTGATGGCCGAATAAATCGAGCGCCTGCGGCCGGCCCGGCGGAATCCCGTCGCCTGGCTCAAGGGCGTAACCGACTGACGCCTCCAAGTCGGCGTTTTCATCGGGCGGAACGGCGATTCCGCGCCATGTCACTGCGGTTACCTGCAGCACTGGCCATTGCCTCAAGGTGATGCGGCTGGTCTCGAGATTAATCGTCTCAGCATAGGAGAACGGCAGCAGGCTGGGGCGGCTCAGCCACGCGTGGATCGAACGGCTTGCTGCCGTGACAAGCGCAGTGAGCGTCGCATCGTTCGGGCCTGGCACGGACGGTAATCCGAGCCAGGCCTTCAAGGCCGCGAGATTGGTCAGATCGAATGGCGACATGCAACGCTCGCAAAGACGGTCCGAAAAACGAAACGACCGGGCGCGCGCTTCTGCCGCGCCGACAACGCTTGACGCCGCGGAGCGTCAGCCGTTGCCGATGTTGGTGAGAATGCCGATACCGAATGAGGCGTATATGGCTAAGACCTCTTCGGTGTAGACGCCAAACTCACGGCGACGAGTGCGGACCGGCCAATCGACGCGATAATAGTCCCGACGCGTCAGGACCTCCGCGACATTGGGCGTCTCGTTCGATTGATACCACGCCGGCAGTCGTTCACAGTACGCCAGGATTGTGCCGGGCGGCAGATCCGGATGCACCGGCATTGGGATCTCGACGCCGGTAAACGGATTGTAATACCAGCGTACGACGCCGGAGGCGGTGAACTCGTAAGGCGCCGACTGAGAGGCGTCGACATTGTAGCGAACGAGCGGTCCAGACGCGTTCGTCAAGCATTTCGCCGTGATGTTCTTCTGCTCCTGGGCGTTGACGTAGATCACCGTCGGCGACAGCCGATAGTTGTTCCACATCTGCATCAGCATGTTGTCGATCTCGGCGATCGAGCCTCGCCCGGAGGGCGTAAGGAAGGTCCCGGTCCCCGCAGGTCCGGAGGCCAGCGCCTGTACGAACGAAGCCGTCGCGGGGTTGAAGCCATCTGTCAGCAATCCGTCGAATGCTAGCCCGGGATTGCGAGAATTGTCAGCAGTGACGACGCTCGCGGCCTGCTGGCCAGTGGCGAGTGGCGCGCTAAAAGCGGCGCTGTTGATTGTCGTGATCGCCTGCAGCGTTTCCGAGCCAGACGAGCCCACATACCACGCGTAGGCGACGGCCCCGTTGATGATCGGAGCGGCGGCAAACAGCGTCTGTCCGAGCGTCACCGCCTGTGTGACGTTGGCGCTGCGCATCGAGGAGCCGCCGTTCAGCGTATACGTGTTGCCGTCGTTGCCGGTAATGGTCTTGATTGTAGCGATGCCGCCGGAGAGGCTCGAGTTGCGATAGCCTTCGAACGTCAGACCGACGACGATCACCGAATAGGTCTGCCCCGGCAGGGTCGCGCCGGTGCCCGAGGCCGTCAAGGTGGGAGCGCCGGGCGTGCCGAGCGCAAGCGAAGTGTTGCCGCCGAGCAGTGCAGTCTCCTCCTTGCGCATCGTCTTCTGCAGGATGCGCAAGGTGGCGGTGGCATTGATGTCTTCGAAGCCCTGGGCGGCAGCCTCCGCTTCGAAGGTCACCGTGTCTTCCTCGCCGAGCGTCACGTAAGGGAGTGTGATGGAGGTGGCGGAATAAGACATGCTAGCAGAACGTTGGCCTTCCGGAACCCAGCCCATCGCATCGAAGCCCGAACCGATCGTGGCGAAGATCGAACGCCAGTGAGCTGCATCGCCGGGATTGAGGCGAGCGACGCGGGGCAACGAATTTCTGAGCGGCGTAATCGTCGGGTAGAGGTTCTTCGCGGGAGCCTGCAGGTCGTACGCCGTCAGGCCGGTCGAGACGGTGACGTTCTTGGCAAGCGATTCCTTCATTAAACCCAACGTTTCCTGGGTCGTCAGCGCGATGTTCATGAGATCAGTCCTTTGGCGCGGATAGGGGTTAACGAGATAAGTGGGAGTGGATGGCGGACGCGATCACCGCGACCGATGGGGCTTACTGTGGGGACCCGGGATCCTGAGCCTTCGAGGGCGTCTCGATCGTGCTGAATCACTGCAAGGCGGTGGGCTGCAAACGGGACCGATCACGCGATGGGCTCGCGTGTCACTAGCCTGAGATCGCGATCACTCGCCAAACTTCAGATTGCGGAGATTGACATAGCCGAACTTCGCTCGCAGCTTGGCGATCCCTTGATTTGGCGCGAGCGCTGTCGCCTTCTTGAAGTACGGAAGAAGCGCATTCTCGACCGCCAGAACATCGACGCCGGCGGCGACCGCGTTGGTCGGCGCGCCTGCTGCGCAGATCGTCTGTGCCTGGGCGTAAGCATTTTTGGCGTCGGCGTTCATTGTCGCCGAGGCCGGACCGAGCGCTGGCAGCGCGTTGCACACGTCGTCGTAGGCGGCGTTGACAGCGGCCGATGCGGTAGGCGTGAGCTGGCCGGTGGAAGTGCACCCAGCGAGCGCGCCGCAGACCGCTGCGAGCGCGAAGATGGACTTGAAGGAAGTCATTGGAGGCTCCTTGAGAGCGGCGAGAGTTGGAATGCGGCCTCTAAAAACCCGCGTTGGCGACGAGCCACCCCGAGCAGCCGCCGGTGGGCTGTGAAAATCCGCGGCGGTCGAAGCTGCGAGCGGTTGACCAATCGCCGCCGTTAGCGAGGCGACGGCCCGCTGAGCCTCGACCGCCGCCTCGCAAGACGCCGCGGCGTCAGCGATCCTTCGGTCCATTCCAAGCCGCGCGCTGCGGCGGGTGTCAGCACTTCAAAGTGCGACGATTGAACGTTTAGGGTGACTAGCC